CCGAACGCAAGCAACAAGAAGCCCAACTCCTCGAAGACCGTGCTCAAGCTCAACGCATGGGCCAGCTCCGCATTCAAGAGCAGGAGATGAAAAACATGCTGCTGGCCTCCGAGCTGATGGGGATGCAGCGCAGGCAAGAAAACCAACCCGCTGTGCCGTCGCCCGTGTCTCAAGGCTCCGGCGTCTTCACTCTGCTGCCCGGCCAAAGTTCCCCGCGTCTCAAGGCCGACCAAGTGCAGCTCAAGCCCGTGGAGATTTCGTCCCACCAGTCCACGAACCCTCACGTCGAGGCCGGTACTCACCCCGCGCTGTCCGAATTCCGTATGTCCAACGGTCGCACCATCATGCTGCCGTCGGAGAAGGCTGCGGAAGCTATGGAATCGATGCCCCTGGCTGGCTGGATGCTCATGGGGGATCACTACTGGCAGAAGCTCAAGGACACCCCTTACCCCAAATTCGACTGGGAGCGCGCCGGTCGTTGGGTCCGTTCCAAGATTCCGGGCGAGTGGTATCGCTCGGACAACCCGCGTCGTTGACGCATCAACTCAGGAGTCTCTATGTTCCGTCGTCGTCGTTCCTACTCTCGTCGCCCCCGCCGCGCCATGTCGCGGCGCCGTGTCACCGGTCGCCGTCGTGCTGGCCTCAACCAGCGTGTCGGCTTCCGGATGTAGTGCTTTGCAAGAAGCCCTACTCGGCAGGACTGGCCGCATTCGGGTGCGGTCAGTGCCTACCTTGTCGGATGAACCGCCGTCGCGTGTGGACTCATCGGATGCTGCTGGAGAGCTATCTTCATGCTCGTTCGACGTTCGTCACGCTCACCTACGCCCCCGAAAATCTCCCCTCGGATGGCAGTCTTCAACCCCGGGACCTCGTGCTGTTCCTAAAGCGTTTGCGGTTCAACATCGCACCGCTGAAGGTCCGGTACTTCGGTGTTGGGGAGTACGGCGAGGAAACATGGCGTCCGCACTATCACCTCGCTCTGTTCGGTGTTGGCCGGGAGGCCGAGCAAACCGTGCAGAAGGCTTGGGGCCTGGGCTATACCCACTGCGGGGATCTGACCGTCAAGTCAGCTCAGTACGTGGCCGGGTACGTCACCAAGAAGATGACCTCAGCCGACGATATCCGCCTCAATGGGCGGCACCCCGAATTCGCTCGCATGTCGAGAAACCCGGGGATCGGTGCTCACGCCGTGGAAGCTATCGCCGCGCAGCTCTTCGACCGCGAGGGCTGCAAACAGATTGCACTCGAAGGGGATGCCCCCGCCGTGCTCAAGCACGGGAAAACCAAGATGCCGCTAGGCAGATACCTCAAGGAGCGTCTACGTGACTCGCTCGGGTTCGACGAAAAAACACTACCCGAGGGGAAGTTTCTTCAATGGATCGAGGAAATGCGCGCTGTGCAGGAGACTGCGAAAAGCCGTGGCACCTCGTTTCGTCGTGAACTGGTGGAAGACCAAGCGATCCTCAACCTAGAAACCCGCGCCCGCGTGTGGCGCAAGAAGGAAACCCTATGAAACGTTCCAAGTTCTCTCTCAGCAACTACAAGCTGCTCACCTGCGATATGGGCGAACTCGTGCCCATCGGCCTGACGGAAGTACTCCCGGGTGATTCGATCCAGCACGCCACCTCGCTGCTGCTCCGCGTCTCGCCGCTGCTCGCTCCCGTCATGCACCCGGTCCAAGTCCGTGTGCATCACTGGTTCGTGCCGCACCGCATCGTGTGGTCCGACTGGGAAAACTTCATCACCGGTGGTCCCGATGGCGAGGACGCATCCGTGCATCCCACTATTGCCTTCGGTGAAGGCGGCGTCGAGGAGGGCTCTCTCGCCGATTACCTGGGCATCCCGACCATCGCTGACGCGGAATCCCGCACCGTCTCGGCGCTCCCGTTCCGGGGCTACCAACTGATCTGGAATGAGTTCTACCGGGATCAGGACCTGCAGCAAGAAGCCCCGATCACGCTCGGCTCGGGCAACGACACGGAAACCGAACGCGACCTGCAAAACGTGGCCTGGGAGAAGGACTACTTCACCAGCTCGCGCCCGTGGACTCAGAAGGGCCCGGAAGTCACCGTTCCCTTCGGCACCTCTGCTCCGGTCATCAGCAACGGCAACCAAGTCGAGTTCCTGAATACCGCTCTCGGTTCTGTCGGCGCCAATTGGGGCCAGATCGGCACGGAGTACGCGATTCAAGGCATCGACGAAGAAGGTCGTGACCTGATCTTCGGCACGGAAACCGGCCTGGCCGCTGACCTGGCCAACGCCACCGCTGTCGGCGTCAACTCGTTGCGCGAAGCCTTCGCGCTCCAACGCTACGCTGAAGCCCGCGCCCGCTACGGCTCTCGGTATACCGAGTACCTGCGTTACCTGGGCGTCCGTTCCTCTGACGCCCGCCTCCAACGCCCGGAATACCTGGGCGGCGGCAAGCAGACCATCCAGTTTTCGGAAGTGCTCCAGTCTTCTCCGGACTCTGCCGACCCCGATACCGGCGTCGGCGTCATGCGTGGTCATGGCATCGCCGCGATGCGCTCCAACCGCTACCGCAGGTTCTTCGAGGAACACGGCTATGTGTTCACCCTGCTGTCGGTCAAGCCCCGCACGATGTACGCCCAAGGCCTGCCCCGGACGTGGTCTCGTCGCACCAAGGAGGACTACTTTCAGAAGGAGCTTCAACACATCGGGCAGCAGGAGGTGTACAACCGCGAGGTCTACTGGCCCGGCGACGCTGAAGATGGTGTCTTCGGCTATCAGGACCGCTACGACGAATACCGGCGCACGGAGTCCGCGATCGCCGGTCAGTTCCGGTCCACCCTGGACTTCTGGCATTACGCGCGCCTCTTCGCTTCCGCGCCCACGCTCAACTCGGACTTCATCCGGTCCACGCCCACGAAGCGTGTCAACGCGGTTCAGTCGGAAGACGTGCTCTGGATCATGGCGAACCATTCGATGCAAGCTCGCCGCCTCGTCGCCGCCAAGGCGAATTCCTTCATCAGCTAGGAGCCACCATGCCCCTCGATCCCAAGACCGGATGGGAAGTCCCGGACCCGACTCCCCTGGCACGCGCCGTGCGCTTCCAGAAGCCGCCCACCCTCGAAGAAATTGTTCAGCGCACCATCCGTGGTGCTCTGAGCCGTCATGCCGCCGAACAGGGGCACGAAACCTTCGAGGAAGCCAACGACTTCGATGTCGACGACGATGGATCGGAGTTCAAGTCGAACCACGAATTCACCGAACAGGACGAAGAAGACCTCCGCGTCTGGAAGGAAGCCCAACGTGTCAAGCGGAAAAACCCTGCCCCAGCAGCTCCCGTTGTGTCTGGACCCCCCGCCGTCGCAGCCCCCGCCGCAGCTCCCCCCGCAGCCCCCCCGGCCGCCTCGCCGCCCTCTTCCTGATGGCGAGTTCTGCGGCCGTTGCGCCCCTGGGATATTCAGCGCAGGCCGGTGGCATCCGATAGCTGCCCCCGGCCAGTGCGTCTGCCCCACCTGACCCCCTTGCACAGTACCGTCACTTGATGTGTACTGTGCTAACTGACAGCGAAGCATGGCAAAGAAACGTTCACCCCGGTCCGGGCGCGGTGCCACTGACACCGCTAGGGGACCCGCTCCCCTGCTCGGGCCGACTCCTCACCCTGTCAGTTCCCACCATTGGTCACGGTGGATCACTCCCTGGACCGATCTCGAGCGCGATCCCTTCACGCTCTCGATGGTCGAAGACCGCCGCCAGTGGTACCCCTCCGCCACTCCCGCCGATTGGATGCCCGCTAGGCGCCTCGGCGGACTCCCGGCAAGGCTGGAGTACCAACCCCCCCGGAAAAACGTCTCCAAGGGCCGTTCTGACCCCTTCCCGGGGCCGTCTATCCGGTTCCAATCCCCCCGCGAGGTCATTACATGCGTCCGACGAAAGACCCGCCGCGAAGTCCTGGCCGCCCGTGGCCGTTTCGGGCGGAAGACCCGGCCCCCCCGCCGCACCATCTATTCATCCATCAACTGTCAGAGGTAATTGAGCTATGTGGCAAGCAATCGCCGGCTTGGCCGGCTCCGTCCTCGGCGCCGGAATGGCAGCCGACTCAGCCTCCAAGAATCGCTACATGCAGCGAGAGTTCGCCCAAAAGGGCATTCAGTGGAAAGTCGCTGACGCAAAAGCAGCTGGAATCCATCCTCTGTACGCGTTGGGTGCGCAAACCCACTCGTTCTCGCCGGTACCTGCTGGTGACATTGGCAGCCATCTTTCTGATGCTGGTCAACACCTGGGCCGCGCCATAGATGCCGGGCTCAGTCAACCCGAACGCAAGCAACAAGAAGCCCAACTCCTCGAAGACCGTGCTCAAGCTCAACGCATGGGCCAGCTCCGCATTCAAGAGCAGGAGATGAAAAACATGCTGCTGGCCTCCGAGCTGATGGG